CTAGACTACCGCACGTGCGGGCGATCTCCATAACATTGCCACCGTCGGCGCTTCCTCTTCGAGCGCTTGCAATCGATCGTACCACGGCCCGATGTCCTGCGCGGCCGGCGAAAGCCCTTCGAACTGCAAGCGCGCGGCTATCCAGCGCGTGCGCAGGCTTTCCAGCTCTGTCCAGATCGCGCCGATCACGCCGCTGGCGCGCGGTTCTCGTTGCCAGACATTAACCCGTCCCGTCTCGATTGATTCCCAAACGAGTGCGCCAATTTCGTCGGCGATCAGCCGGTCGACCGAAGGGCGCCGGGTACACAGCTCACGTAGCTTCTCCGCTATCGGAATCAGAGCGCGAGCGGCGTCGATCAACGCCGCGACCGCCGGGTCGCGAGTCCAGCAATCGACCGCGAGCAGAGCCACGCTTTCGGGATGGAGGTCGGACGAGAGCTGAAGAGCGGCAGGTGGCAATGATTGCTCCCACGCCTGAAAAACGGCGAGAGGCAAATATGGGACACATTGTCCAACTATTCAACGCCACGATTGGCGATTTCGCCAGCCCCTGACACGACCAACCATAGGACGATCTGGCCAACTCAGCCGCGTTTTCGCGAACGTCCACCATCGTTGGCGAGCTGTCCGGCGCGCCATTTTTCGATCATATGCGGACCGGGTACGTCAGGATAAGGTCCCTTCCCAGCCACGCGCCGTCCGGTGAGAAGAAACTCGACCGACACGCCCGTGATCAAGGCAAATTGCTCCATCAGCGCGTGGGGCATCGGCGTGCGCGATTCGTATTTGCGATAGCGTTCGGCCGGCACGCCGAGCAGGGTCGACATCTGTCCAGCCGTCATCCCCCTGAGCTGGCGGAGCGCTTTCACCCTAGCGATGTAAAGAGCGTCGAACTCCTCGGGCGTGATCGGATCAGTCATGGACAAATTGTACCATGACATCGCCTCATATCAAACCACCAATTGACGGTTGATATGTTGGACAATATGTCCAATTTCTTGTCGATGATCAACCCTGCTCGCTCCGCCCGCTCCGCCCGCTCCAGCCAATCGCCAAAGGACGGGCCGCAAACGAAGTGCGCGGAATGTGGACGCCCGCTCTGCGACCATCCCGATCCGATCTACGGCGGCATTGTGCCCGCATCCCTCCAGCCTGCGCCGACGGCCGAAACGCGAACCGGATAAGCCATCGCGCCCGTCAAATCAGACACCGAATTTATCAGGAGAAAAGACGTTGGCGGATAGCAATCCGAATACCCGACGGGCGAACGTACGCGCCGAGAGTGGCACGGAAGACCGACTCGCGATGATCCGCGCGAGTGCCGCACGACGATTGGCTGCGCTCCCACAACGCGAGCAGCGACCCGACGCCGCCGATCGTCTGGCCGCGGCGCTGCACCGGCGCGAAGAGTCGGAACGGCGGCACGAGGCAATGATTGCGCGGTGGCGGCACAAGAATGAAGGCACGCCCGAGACGCATGAGAAGGCGAACGCGCTGCCCGAGCGGCGGCGGCAATCACCGCTTCATCGGATGGAGCGGATGGGCAAGATAAGTGCCGACGAGCGCGCCGCGGCCGAAGAGATTGCCGGCGTGGCGGAACGCATCCGACGCGCCGGATCGATACGGTCGGCGTCGCTGGAAACTCGTGTCGACTTCGCCAATTCGGGGCGGGATCAGCTGGTCGAGTCATTGAAACGAGTACGTCTGGAGGTTGCCTATAGCGCGTGGTGCGAGGCGATCCCTCGACCGAGGGCGATGGTGCTCGACATGATCCTGAGCGACCAGTCGTTCGTGCAGCTGGCGCGTGCGCACGGGATGCAATGGCGGACGGCGCGCAAACGGCTGATCTCCGCATTGCGGATGTGGCCCGAGATGGCGGCGGCAGCGCGACGGGATGTAGATCGCGAGGATGTCGAGGCGGTGTACGCTCGGCTGGGCGCGGGGGAGCTTCTGGGATCGCAACGGTGACTGGGCCGATACGGCCGGAGCACCACGAGCGATCGCCTGACTTATTGCGCTGAGATTTTGGGAGTGCGCGGCAAGCATATCTTCCCGCACTTTCGAGATATAGTTCGCAAGGGCCTTGCTTCAAGACCCGCCCTTTGCCGTAAAGCCCCTGCCCCATTTGATTCGCAGGGAGACGCGATATGCGGGCGGTATCATCTACTTATGACTTGCGCGAGGACGCCGATACGAAGGTGTCCGATCACGCGATTGTGATTTGCGGCGGCGGGCCAACCGGGCTGATGCTGGCCGGCGAACTGGCGCTGGCGGGCGCCGATGTCGCGATCGTCGAGCGGCGGCCCGACCAGAAACTCGCAGGGTCGCGCGCGGGCGGGCTGCACGCTCGATCGATCGAGTTGCTCGACCAGCGCGGCATCGCCGACCGGTTCCTGGCCGCTGGAGAGACGATGCAGGTCACGGGCTTTGCGCTCACCAGACTCGACATCAGCGACTTTCCCACCCGGCACAATTACGGGCTCGCTTTGTGGCAAAACCATATCGAGCGTCTCCTGGCCGAATGGGTCGAGGAGCTGGGCGTGCCGACCTATCGCGCACGCGATGTGGTCGGGTTCGTCGAGGATGAAACGGGCGTCGACATCGCGCTGTCCGATGGGAGTTCGCTGCGGACCAGCTATCTGGTCGGGTGCGATGGCGGCCGCAGCCTGATCCGCAAGACGGCGGGGATCGACTTTCCCGGTTGGGATCCCACCATCAGTAATTTGATCGCCGAGGTCGAGCTGGAAGAAGAACCCGATTGGGGCATCCGCCGTGACGAGATCGGGCTGCATGGGCTGAGCCGAATGGACGACGGCAAGACGGTGCGCGTCATGATCACCGAACAGCGAGCCGGGCGTGCCGGCGATCCCGGACTCAGCGACCTGAGCGAGGGGCTGATCGCGGTTTATGGGACCGATTACGGAGTGCATAATCCGAGCTGGATCTCGCGCTTCAGCGACATGACGCGACAGGCAGCGACGTATCGCAAGGGCCGGATATTGCTGGCCGGTGATGCCGCGCATGTCCATTCGCCTGACGGTGGCCAAGGCCTCAACATCGGGTTGCACGATGCGGTTAACCTGGGGTGGAAGCTGGCGCGGGTCGCTGCGGGGACGGCGCCCGACAGGTTGCTAGACAGCTATCATGCCGAGCGTCATCCGGTCGCCGCGCGGGTCCTGCGCAACACGATGGCGCAAGTCGCTCTGCGGCGCGCGGACGAGCGCTCCGGCGCGCTACGCGAGATCGTCGCCGAACTGCTGGGCATGGACGAACCGCGTCGACGGGTGGCGGGCATGATGTCCGGGCTGGATGTGCAGTACGATCTTGGCGAGGGGCACGCACTGCTAGGCCGGCGGATGCCCGACCTAGACCTGGTCACTGCCGATGGCTCAGCGCGGCTGTTCACATCGCTGCACGATGCACGACCAGTGCTGATCAATCTGGGCGAGCCGGGCGCAATAGACATCTCGCCATGGGCGGATCGGGTGAAGCTACTGGATGCCAGCTATGAGGGTATTTGGGAGCTGCCGGTGATTGGCGCAGTTCCCGCCCCGACCGCCGTGCTGGTGCGGCCCGACGGGCATGTCGCCTGGGTGGGAGACGGCAATGACGATGGGCTGGCCGAAGCGCTGGCGAGCTGGTTCGGCCCGGCGGCGATAGCCTGACCTAGCGGACGGAGGGGCGGCGTCGACTGCTCCTCCGCCCACTCCAGAAAATGAGAACAAAACGTGAAAACTTCTTGACTGCCACGAAAAAACGTGTATGTAGCAATCATCCAAATTTGCGCTCGACCGAAACGGCGTCGCGCAGTTTTCTCGCAGAAAAATCTACCGGTCCCGGGACACTCATCCGGCAACGTCCGTACGTTGCTCGAGCGGGTTGTTGCGGTGCGTAGGGCGGATGGCGATCGGTGGAGTTCGGATGGCGGAACGGAAGCGTGCCAGGTTGGGAACATCGGCGAGGGGTGCTGCTGTTTCCATCGTGCCGGCCTCCCCTGTTCCGGCTGACGCTCCTAACGCTACGTGTAGGAGCCAGCGGGCGACAATCGAGATCACCGACGCGATGCGCGCGGATGTGCGGCGTTTCGCCGAGATCGGGACGCCCTATGCGATCATCGCGCGGATCATGGGCATGAGCGTCACGACATTGAAACGGCGGTGCCGCGCCGAACTGGACGCGGGCGTCGAGGTAGCCAATGCGCGGATCGCGCTGACCTTGTTCGAGACCGCGATGAACGGGAACACCACCGCGATGCTGTGGTGGGAAAAGACACGCGCAGGGCGGCGCGAGGGTTCGCCGTCTGATCCGCATGGGATCGGCACGCACGCCGCGGAGACGATCACGCCCGATATGTCGGCGCGCGAGGCGGCGGAACGCTATCGGGAAGAACTGGGGTGACGGCGGTTTCCGCGCCGGCCTCTCCGACTTGGCCGCCGGACTATGTTGCCGAGTTGATCGCACGGCAGCATCGGTTGCGGCGGCTGAAGGCGGATGCCGGGCTACGCACGGGGCTCGCCGAGCGGTATCGCGAGGATCCTGCCGGGTGGATCGCGCATTGGGCAGTGACGTACGATCCGCGCAAGGCGGCGAGCGACGCGCCGACGGTGATGCCGTTCGTGCCCTTTCCTCGCCAGATCGAGATGATCACGTTCCTGCACGCCTCTGTCGACCAGCAGCAGAGCGGGTTGATCGAGAAAGCGCGCGACATGGGCGCCACGTGGCTGGCGTGCGCCTTTTCGGTGTGGCTGTGGTTGTACCGGCCGGGCGCCGCCATCGGATGGGGCTCCCGCAAGGAGCAACTGGTCGACAAGATCGGCGATCCCGACAGCATTTTCGAGAAGATGCGGATCATCGTCCGCCACCTGCCGCGACTGATGCTGCCAGCTGGCTTCGACCCACGCGACGATATGCCGAGCATGAAGATCGTCAACCGCGCAACCGGCGCCACGATCACCGGCGAGTCCGGCGACAATATCGGACGCGGCGGGCGCAAGCTGATCTATTTCAAGGACGAGAGCGCCCATTACGAACGACCCGAGAAGATCGAGGCGGCGTTGGCCGACACGACCAATGTCCAGATCGACATGAGTTCGGTCAACGGACCGGGCAATGTGTTCCATCGCCGGCGCGAAAGCGGGGTCGAATGGGTGCCGGGCGCCGCTCTCGCGACCGATCGGGTCAATGTGTTCGTGATGGACTGGCGGGACCATCCGGCCAAGGATGCCGCCTGGTATGCGGGGCGGCGCGCAAAGGCGGCAGCGGACGGGCTGCTCCATGTCTTCGCGCAGGAGGTCGACCGCAACTACACCGCTGCGGTCGAGGGGATCATCATCCCCGGCGAGTGGGTCGCGAGCGCGATCGACGCGCATCTGGTGCTGGGGTTCGACGACGAAGGGGCATGGCGCGCCGCGCTCGACCCGGCTGATGAAGGCGGCGACCGGCATGCGCTGGCCATCGCCAAGGGATCGGTGGTGCACTCGATCGACGACTGGGGCGAAGGCGATGTGGGTAAAGCGACACGACTGGCGGTCGACCGGCTGCGCGGCCGGACGGTGGCGTTGCAATACGACAGCATTGGCGTCGGCGCGGGGGTGAAGGCAGAAGCCAATCGGCTGCGCGATGAGGTGGACGCGGATGGGACGGCGTTGCTGCCCGCGGGGATTACGTTCCGACCGTGGAATGCCGGCGCATCGCCGCTGCGGCCGCGCGAGCATGTCGTGCCGGGGGATAACGAGACGCCGATCAACGCCGATTTCTACGCGAACCTGAAGGCGCAGGCCTGGTGGCAATTGCGGTTGCGCTTCGAACGTACCCACAAGGCGGTGACGGCGGGCGAAGTTTACGACCCTGCCGACCTGATAAGCCTGCCGCGCGGCATGCCGGGACTAGCGTCGCTGCGAAAGGAATTGAGCCAGCCGACGCGCGCGGTGAACGGAGCGTTGAAGCTCTTGGTCGACAAGAAGCCCGACGGCACGAGATCGCCGAACAAAGCCGACGCGCTGGTGATGGCATTCTGGCCGGCGGAAGAAACCGTGGCGTCGGCTGGGTTCCTGGATTTGGTGCGCGCGGCGAATGCTACGATAAAAGCGGAATGAGGTTTGCGACGCCTTGGCGGTCAGGGTCGGACAAGATCGATGGATTGCCGCTCGCGTCGCAGCGGCGATCTGGCGTCGGCGGCGAGGATGTCCGCCATCCAACGGAGCAGCGCTGGGACGGTTATGGTCTCCATTCGTTGACGCGCCTCCCCCGCCCGTTCGCTTGGGACCGACCCTGTACGGATGTGGAACCGTTCGTGGGGTACATTGGGATTTGGCGGCCAGAAAAAGACGTCGAACAGATTGCCAGGTGATCGGGTAAGGCTCACGTCGATCGTGACGCCGGCGCGGGCAAGTTCTGCTTCCAGGAACGACGGGCGTAGCGGATAGCTCTGCCCTTTAGGCAGTTTTGCGGTTTCAGATTTCATCTGCGCAGCCTGAAATGATCGCCCTCGCTCTCGGTTAGCGCATCGTCGCCGCGGTAGCGGATGTGGCGCTGCGCCATGCGGCGGCATTCACCGTCAGTGTTGATCTGGCACTCGACCCAGCGACGCCAGGCCGGATCGGTGAGTGCGATCCGTTCCGCCTCGGCGATATCGCACCCGTGTGCGTTCCTGAGCTGCTTGAGGTGCAGCGTCCATTGATTGCGTTCCGGCATCGTCGCTCAGTCTAACCGACCGAAGCGGCGCTCGCCATTCGTCACTTTGCTCGGTCAGCGCAGCTGCGCTCTCAAAGGAGAACCACATGCCCAAGGGCGGGGTGCAGACCAATATCACCTATAGCTGGGGCAATTCGGCGAACGAGAATGCCTGGGGCCCGTTCTCGCCCGGCTTTCCGCTCACGCCCGTCGTGCAGCAGCCAGTGCGCGGCTACGACTTCAAGCCGAACATCAATGCGACGTTGCAGCCGCGCGCCTATGAGCAAACCGGGTTTCCCGCGCTGCGCGCGTTCGCCAATGTCGAGCTCGTTCGGCTGGCTATCGAGACGCGCAAGGACCAAGTCGAGCGACTCGACTGGCAGATCAAGCCGGTCGATGGCGCGGCCAAGGTCGCCGATGATCCGCGTATTGCCGAGCTGACGCGGTTCTGGCGCAAGCCCGACGGCGTCACGCCGTTCGCGACCTTCATGCGGTCGAGTCTGGAAGATCTGCTGACGCTCGACGCGCCGGCGTTCGAGAAGCGGCGCAACCGCGGTGGCAAGCTGATCGCGTTGGAGATCGTGCCGGGCGACACGATCCATCCAATGGTCGACGATACCGGGCGGCGGCCGCGCGGGCCCCACGACATCGCCTATCAGCAGGTGATCAAGGGCGTGGTATGGGCCAACCTGACCAATGCCGACCTGCTCTACGCGCCCCGTAACGTGCGGCCGCACCACCTCTATGGGTTCGGGCCGGTCGAGCAGATCGTCGTGACGATCAATACCATCCTGCGACGCCAGGCGGCGCAGCTGAGCTATTTCACGGAAGGGAATGTGCCGGCCGGCTTGCTCAACGCGCCGGAGGGATGGGACGCGGCGAAAATCCAGGAATTGCAGCAATGGTTCGATGATCGCATCGCCGGCAATGCGGCCGAGCAGAACAAGCTGATCTGGGGGCCGCACGGATCGCAATTCACCGCGTTCAAGGCGGCGCCGATCAAGGACGAGTTCGACGAATGGCTGGCGCGGATCGTGGCCTTCGCCTTCTCGCTGCCCCCTACCCCGTTCGTGCGCCAGATGAACCGGTCTACCGCGATGGAGGACCAGGAGCGGTCGCTCGAGGAGGGGCTCGAGCCCTTGCAGCTATGGATGAAGCGCTGGATCGACGACGTAATCCAGATCGAGTTCGGCTATCCCGATCTCGAGTTCGCCTTCGTCAAGGCGACCAGCATCGACCCGCAGGTGCAATCAGAAATCGACGATCGCGATCTGAGGAACGGGTCGCGCACGATAGACGAAGTTCGGCATGCCCGTGGCGATGATCCGCTCATCGATGGGCTGGGCGCCAAGCCGATGATCTACACAACCCAAGGGGCGGTGTTGATCGACGATGTTGTCGGCGGGGCGCCGATTGCAGCTGTGCCGCCAACGCCTTAGGCTGGCGGTATGTTTGACATGCTCTGGCATCTGCGTGGGTCGGTACCGCTGCGCCGCGCGACGCCGGGGGAAGCGATGTATCGGCTGGGGACGCTGTTGAAGAGCCAGCGTAAGCAGATCACCGTCCGCAGCCCCGATCAGTTGCACTTCGACGGTCATCGAGGCCCAGACTTCTTCGGCAATTGGCGTGCCTTGGCCAATTATGAACGCGGGCAATTCTGGGTTGAGGGCGGCAGGGTACGGTACGACCTGCGGAGTCTGCACGGTTTCCTGTTCTGTACGATCGCTGCGTCGCTGGCTGCCCTGGTCGTCGCGCTGCTTGGCGCCCCGCGACAAAGTTTGATCGTCGGCTCGATTGCATGGGGCTGGTTGTACGGAATGAACGTCCTGATCGCCGCAGCTCGCGTGCCGTTGCTGATCAGACACATAGTAGACGGGCAATAAGTAGCACCGCCGACCTGCTGAAACGGCGGCGCCTGCGCTCCCTAATTCGGACACTCTGAAACCGACGCGTTCCGCTGCCCTGCTGCGGGCGGTCAACCACGCCCATCGAAAGGACAGCCATCGCATGACGCGGTTTCGCCAGTTCGGCGCGATCACCAAGGTCGAGGATCAGGAAGACGGCACGATCAAGGTCTGGGGCGTCGCCTCGTCCGAGACGCGCGACCAGCAGGGCGAGACGATCACCGCCGCGGCGATGAAGGCGGCTTTGCCCGATTACGGTCGCTTCCCGGCGCTGCGGGAGATGCACGAGCCGAGCGCCGCCGGGCGCGTAGTCGAGGCAGAGGTCGACGATCACGGCATCACCCAGATCTGCGCACATGTCGTCGATCCGCTGGCGATCACCAAGGTGCGCGCAGGCGTCTATGCCGGCTTCTCGATCGGCGGGAAGGTGCTGAAGCGCGACACTACCGACCGCAGCGTGATCACCGCGCTGAAGCTGGTCGAGATCAGCCTGGTCGACAGTCCCTGCAACCCCGACGCCGTCATCAACATGTGGAAGGCCGATATGGATTATGTGCCGAGTGGCGACGAGGTGGTCGCGAAGGCCCGCGAACTGGCCGAGGATGCGGGGTCGCGGCGATACAAGGATTTCCTGTTCAAGGCGCGCGAAAGGCTGATCGCCGCGGCGCTGGCGAGCGAACTGGGTGACGACGAAGACGACCAGGACGAGGATCGGGACCCAGATGCGGGGGTCGACGCCGATGCTCCCACCACGGATCCGGACGGCGGCAAGCCGGACGACCAGGATAAGCAACCGCCCGCGAAGCCCGGAACCAGACCGGCGGCCGACGAGCAGACCCCTGCCCGTCCCAAGCCCGGTGCGCAGCCCGCAGCCAAGCCGCAGCCAAAGCCGGAATCGGCCGACCCGCAAGCCGAAACCGATGCCGACACGGGCGATTCCGACGCGCAGCGTAATGACGATGCACCGGCCGATGCCCACGACGACGCACCGCCGCCCAAGTCCAGGACCAAGCCGGCGCCGGATAGCAAGGATCGGGTAAAGCGTGTCGCGACCGGCGATGCCGGCAACGACACTGATGACACCGACGCGGATGACGCCGGGGCAGCCCAGGCCGATGCCGATCGCGTCCAGGCAGCACACGATCACCTCGTCGCGCTGGGCGCACTATGCTGTAAGGAAAATTGCGGCGACGCGGACCAGACGCCGGCGGACGCTGCCAACCGTTCTCGCCCGCAGGCTGCCTCACCTGCTCACGATCCCGAGGAGGATACCGAGAAGCTGCGGCGCGGCGACGCGCTGGGCGACACCACGATGGCCGACCTAGCCAAACGCTTCGGCGACAGCATCACCACACTGAACGCGACGATCGGCGACCTGGCCAAGCGACTGGAACGGGTCGAGGCTGAGCCCGCCGCCCCCCGGACCGCGGCCGGGCCGCTGCGCGCGGTGAGCAAGGCCGAAGACGCTTCTCCCAATACCGCCGATGGCGCGTCGGCGATCAGTGCCGACGAGCTGAAGAAAGTGATCGACACCCTCCCCGAGCAGGAGCGCGGCCAATTCCTGCTGCGCATCGCCTTGTCCAATCCCACCCTGGTTCACGCGGCCCGCGCAGCCGCCTGACCCTGTCGCCCGCGCCATCGCGCGCGGGCCTCATTCCTGCGCCTATCCAAAGGACGGATAGCAATGACCAACCTCACTCCCGACGAGATCAAGAAGTCGCTCGTCTCCAGCCTGTCGAACCCCGACGAGAATATTTCGCGCGCCATCATGCTGATGGCGGGCGGACGTCCCGACATGGTCGAAAAGGCGATTTCGACCGGCACCGGACTGGTCGCCTATGACTTGCAGGCGCCGGCCAAGAACCTGTATCCGGTCAATACGCCGATCATCAAATCACTGCCCCGCGTCGGTGGCGGGGGCGGCACCGCGACCAACTGGAAGTCCGTCACGGCGTTGACGGGATCTGGCTTCGACAACACGCCATGGGTGCCCGAGGGCCAGCGCGCCGGGCAGATGGCCTATACCACTGCCGATCGCGCGGCGCCGTATCGGACGCTGGGCGAGGAAGACCAAGCGACGTTCGAAGCGATCTCGGCCGGCCGTACCTTCGAGGACATCAAGGCGTCGATGACGCAGCGCCTGCTGCAGAAGACGATGCTGAAGGAAGAAGCCGGCGTGATTTTCGGCAACGCCTCGCTGGCGCTGGGAACGCCGAGCGCGCCGACGCTGAGCGCAGGCGGTACCGGGTCGACCCTGCCGGGATCGGTGACCTATTCGGTGATCGTCGTCGCACTGACGATGGAAGGCATGCGCAACAGCACGCTGACCAACGGCGTTGCGACGTCGAAGTCGGTGACCGGCGCCGACGGCAAGAGCTTTTCGATCAATGGCGGCTCGTCGATGAAATCTTCGGCCGCGAGCCAGGCGACGACTGCAGGCCAAGCGCTGTCGTGCAGCGTCCCGGCGATCCAGGGCGCGGCGGGCTATGCCTGGTTCGTCGGCACCGCGGGGAGCGAGAAGCTCGAGGCGATCAGCTCGACCAACAGCGTGGTGTTCGCCAAGCCTCTCGCCGGCACCGGTCAGGCGGCGAGCGCGGTCACCGCGGATTGCTCGACCAACTCGACCGCATTCGACGGCCTGCTGACCACGGCGCTGAAACCCGGATCGGGCGCGTACGTCAACTATCTCGCCACCGGCACGCCGGGCGCGGGCACGACGCTTACCTCTTCCGGTCAGGGGTCGGTGGCCGAGATCGACGTAATGATGCAGTCGATGTGGGACAATTATCAGTGCTCGGTCGACGTGCTCTATGTGAACAGCCAGGAGCAGCGCAACATCACCAAGAAGGTGCTGGCGTCGGGCACCGCGTCGCTGCTCAACTACTTCCAGGATCCGAAGGCGGGCGAGGTCGCGCTGACCGCCGGCGGCGTGGTCGAATATTATTATAACCCCTACCTCAACAAGAAGATTCCCATCCGCCTGCATCCCAATGTGTCGGCGGGGACGATCCTGGGCTGGGCTGGCGATTTGCCTGTTCAGTATCAGTCGAGCGAGGTGCCCAATGTCGCGGAGATGAAAGTCCGCCGCGATTACTATCAGATCGACTGGCCGATCACGACGCGCGCCGAAATGTCGGGCGTGTATGTCGAAGAGACGCTGGCGGTCTATGCGCCGTTCGCGATGGGCGTGATCGCCAACATCGCCAACGGCTGACCCCTCCCTCCCTCCCGGGCGCCCACCCCTAGACCCCGGGCTTTCCATGGCCCCGCCGCGATGACCGGCGGGGCCTTTTCATTTTTCGACAGGAGACGCCGCGTGGCTGACAACCTTTCCCCGCGCCGTGCGCCGAAAGCGGCGGTCGTTGATAGCGTCGCGATGCATCATGAGGATGGCACCGGGTGCAGCTGGCGCGGGCGATCGTTCGCGGCCGATGCCAAGGGCGTCGTGACCGTACCGGTCGCGGCGGCAGCCGAGCTGCTCGTGCATGGCTTCAGCTTCGTGGGTCGATGACGTCATGGCGACAAGCGACCTCACCAACCTGTCGGCGGTCAAACGCTGGCTTAATATTTCGAGCGATAATGAGGATGCCCTGCTGACCGATCTGGTCACCCAGGTGTCGGCATTCGTCGAGAACACCATCCAGCGCACCGTCCTGACGGCGACGCATGTCGAAACTTATCGCGGCACCGGCGGATCGCGGTTCTTGCTGAGGAATTGGCCGGTCCAGTCGGTAACGTCCGTCGAATGGGGGGAGACGCGCATCGACAATATAGTCGATGCAGTCGGCAACGCGTCGGGCGTCGCGACCGATGGGCGCAGCGCGATCCTGGTCGGATCACGAACGCCGTACGATCGGCCGGTGCGGGTTACCTACGTGGCGGGATACGACACGGTTCCCGCCGATTTGATGCTCGCGGTCACCGAACTGGTCGGCGAAGCCTATTCGGCGCGAACGCATATCGGCGAGACCAGCCATGCGAGTTCGGGCGCGACCACCGTCGCGTTCAGCCGCGAGGCGATGCACCAGGCGGTGCTTGCGCGTCTCAACAATTACGTGCTGGCGGCGCCGTTATGAGCGTGACGCTGGACGCGGAGGCGTTGAGTGCCGGGCTCGACCGGCTGTCGTCGCAAGTGTCGGCGGCGGTCGAGGCCAAGGTAGCGGCGGCGACCACCGAACTGCAGCGGCATGTGATCGATGACAAACTCCACGGCCAGATGCTGAACGAGCGTACCAGTCGGCTGGCCGGTGCGGTCGAACGCACGGTCGAGGCCAAAGGCGACAACGTCGTTGGCCAAGTATTCGTCAACGATAGCGTGCGTTATGCAGCAATCCTCGAACAGGGTGGCAGCACGTCGCCGCACGACATCGTGCCCGACAAGGCCAAGGCGCTCGCCTTCGCGGTGGGTGGCAAGCGTGTCTTCGCGCGGGTGGTTCACCATCCCGGATCGCGCTTTCCGGCGCGCCCCTATCTGGCGAGCGCTTTGAGTGATGAGGCTGACGAGATCACCGCGGCGCTGAAATTAGCGGCAGTTACCGCCGCGCAGGAGGCGATCGGATGACCAGTCGCAACCAGCTGTTCGACGCGCTCCTGGCGCTCGCCGACGTGCGTTGGGGCAATGACGAGGCGTTCGTCGAGCGTTCGCGCCGGCTCAAGATGTGGGACAAGGCGCCCGTCCCCGGACTCTACCAGATCGAGGGCACCGAGACGGTAGCCTCGCTCGATGGCCAGCTCGACAAGCACAGTCTGCGCGCCAGCTGGATCATCTATCATCGCGGCGGCAAGGACCAAGCCGCGACCCCTGCCGAAACCAGCAACGCAATCCTCGACGCGGTCGAGACGGCGTTCCGACCCGCGCTTCCCGGCGCCCGGCAGACGCTCGGCGGGCTAGCGTATAGGGCATTTATCGACGGCACGATCCACAAGGACAATGGCGACCTGGACGGTCAGGCCATGCTGATCGTCCCCATCACCATCATCCTTCCCTGACGACAACGGAGAAACCAATGGCACGATCGCAATTCGCCTCGGCCGATACCGATCCCCTGACGGCAGTCGGCGATCCAGTCCCGACGCCCTCGCCACTGCGCTTCGCGGCGCCAGCCCATGTCAGCGCGATCACGCTGTCGACCGAGCGCGAAATCCATGTCGAGGACGGTGTGCTTATAGTGCCCGACGACCTGAGTGACGACGAGCGGCGGCAGATCGCTCGCGCCGGGTTCACTGCCATCTAGTTACGGATCACTTTCAACCACGAACGCCAATGCCCGCTTCTTGCGGGCTTTTTATTGGAGAATTGGCATGGCCATGTACAATTTCGGTGCCGGGGTGCTGTGGGGCACGCCGACCTTTGACGCGACGGGCGCGGCGATCGCCAACCCCACGCCGCTGATGCTGGCGGTGACGCAGGAAGTCTCGATCGACATCAGCGGTGACATCAAGGAGCTTTACGGTTCCAACCAGTTCCCGGTAGCGGTCGGCCGCGGCAAGATGAAGATCACCGGCAAGTGCAAATACGGCCAGTTCAACGGTGCTGTGATGAACAGCCTGTTCTTCGGCCAGACGGTGACGTCGAGCCTGTACAGCATCGTCAACGACGTCACAGGCGCGACCATCCCGGCCACGCCCTTCACGATCACGCCGACCGTGCCGGGCAGCGGTACTTGGGCGAGTGACCTCGGCGTACGCGACGCCACGGGCAACCCGATGACGCGCGTTGCCTCGGCCCCCACCGCCGGCCAGTATAGCGTCACCGCTGGCGCGTATCTGTTCGCATCCGCCGACACCGGCAAGCTGGTCTTTATCAGCTACAGTTATACCGCGACCTCGACGGTGGCGAAGACCTCGGTCGTGCAGAACATCCAGATGGGTCAGGCGCCGACCTTTCGCGCCGATTTCTTCAATCAGCTTGGCGGCAACGGGCTGGCATTGACCTTGTTCGCCTGTGTCTCGAGCAAACTCGCGCTACAGACCAAGATCGATGACTTCATGATCCCGGAACTCGATTTCTCGGCATTCGCCGATCCGTCGGGCAACGTGCTGAAATGGGGGTCGGCGCAGTAAGATGGCGACCATCCACATTCTGGGGCGCGATTTCGCGATCGCGCCCTACAAGCTCGGCGAATTGCGCCGGGCCGCGCCGTTCATCGACAATATCCAGCGCAAGGCTGACGGCAGCGGGTTGCTATCCGACCTGATGGACTCCGCCGTCGACCTGCTAAATGTACTGTCGATCGGGCTGGTCAAGATCGATCCGACGCTGACCGCCGACTATCTGGAAGCGAACGTGTCGATGGACGAGTTCGCCGGCCTGCAGACCGCTTTCGTGGCATTAAGCGCAGAATCGGGGCTCACGCGGAAGGGGGAAGCGACGGCTCCCCCGGCGCCGGCGCCGGAGGGAGCCTCGAACGAGGGCTTACCGACCTCGTTCACGACCTGATCGCCGCCGGGATCGAAGGCGGGTCGAAGCGGGCGATCGAGGACGATTGGAGTTTGGACGATGTCGAGGCGCAGTATCGCGTTTGGCGTCGCACCGGCCCTCCGCTCAACATCGCCGCAGTCGCCATCGCGCGATCGTTAGGCGTCGACCTTGTCCGATCGGAGAGCACGCCGGAAAGCAAGCCCCACGACCTCGCTCCAGATCGCCCAACCCTGGCCGGGCTCGCCAACGACGTCGCGATGCCGATTGCTGGTGGCGACACGCAAGCCGCATCGCGTGCCATCCTAATGAAGTTGAAGGAAATGACATGACCGACGCGGTGTTCATCCGGATCGTCGCCGACACATCCGGCGTGGGCGCCGCGTTGGAGGAGATCAAGGACGGCCTGCACGACCTGAAGAGCGTTGTTCAAGGCATGGCCGAGGGCTTTGCCCAAGGCTTCGACGGCATTCGCAATGCCGCGGCGCTGGGCGAGCAGGCGATCGACGATTTCAACACCAGCCTGCGTGCCGCGAAGCCGGAGGAATTCGCCTCATCCCTCGGCAAGGCGACCCAAGCTGCCGCCGCGCATGCCAAGGCGATCAAGCAAACCGCTACCGAAGCGCGCACAGCCGCAAACACCATCGCGGCGTTCGGCAGCGCGATCGGTGCGGCGTTCGCGATCGGAGAGCAACTGTTCGGTGCGGGGCAGAAGGTAGCCGAAATCGCCGTTGAAATGGGTAAGGCGGCCGAGGAGACCAATCGGTTCGCCCAGCGCCTCGGCATGTCCGCGCGCCAGGTGCAATTGTTGCAGGCGATGTCGAAGGCGACTGGTGTCGATTTCGACAAACTGGCGGAGAGCACCGCCACGCTGAGCAAGACCTTCGCCAAGAGCCCCGATAGCTTCAAGAAACTCGGCATCGACATCAAAGCCGGCTCAGACCAGATGACAATCTTGACGGCGGTCGCCGGCAAATTCGCCCAGACCGCCGACGGGCCGGAAAAGACCGCGATGGCGTTCAAGCTGATGGGCAGCAGCGCGTCGGAGATGATCCCGTTCCTCAACCAGGGCGCGGGCGGACTAGCCGACCTCACGCAGAAGGCGCAGGAATATGGCGCCGTCAACGACGACGCGGTCCAAAAAGGGTTGGCGCTCGCCGGTAGCGTCAACGAAGCCAAGCTCGCCTGGTCGGGCCTCAGTCAGACGCTGACTGAAGCTTTCGCCCCGGTGTTGAAGGAGGTCGTCGACGACTTCAATTCGATGGTCGCGGCCATCACCAAGTCGTATGAATCCGGCGGGGCGGCGAAGATCATCTTCGATGGTCTCTCGGAGGCCTTCTCGGCCCTCATCCAGATGGCGAGCGATCTGCTCGGCGGGCTGCAAGGCCTGTTTCAGGTCACTGGCGGTGACAGCGTCGACTGGGGCAAGGAGATCAAGGATACGATCGACGAGGCAGTGGCCGACTTCAAGGAGATGATCGTCCAGATCGTCTGGTTCGTCGCGAAGACCGAGGAGCAATATTACCTTTCCCGTTACCACACCGAGACGTGGTGGGCGGGCGTCAAGCAGACATATGACAACTTCATGCTGGGCGTCGACGAGATCGTCGCCAAGGTCCAGGTTCTCGGCATGGTGGTCCAGGAGGCGCTCAACTTACAGTGGGGCGATATCGCGGCGACCTGGGACAAGGGAATGGCCCAGATCCAGGACGTTGTCGCGCGCCGCGGGGCAATGATCGCCGCTGAGGCTGCGAAGGCGAATGCCGACGCTCGAAAGAACGTTCTCGAGGCCGCCCAGGTCGATCTGAGATACGCCATCTGGTCGACGAATTTCGTCAAGCCACGCGCGCCGGCTTCGAAGGGTATCCAGTCGAGAACCAGCGGCGGTGACGGCGGCGGCGATAACCATGGCAGAAGTTCTAAGCCGAGCCCAGCCGCAAGCAACAAGAAGAGCGTGATCGATGAAGATCGCGCCGAACTGCAAAAGAAGTTGCTCGACAAGAAGAACTGGGGTGCCGATGCCACGCAGATCGAGCTCAAATTCTGGAAGGACAAGCTAGCGGCGACCAAGGCGGGCGCGAAGGAACTGAGCGCCATCAATACTGAAGTTCAAAAAGCCGATCTGGCGGCAATGAAGAAGGGGCAGCAGGAGCAACTCGCCAACATCAAATCGACCTTGGCAATCGACACCGACCTCGCAAAGTCCAAGACCGCGCTCACCAAGGCCGGCCTGCAAGACAAGCTCGACGCGATCGACGAAGAGGAGCGTGCCGGCGAGATCAGCGCCGTGCAGGCAGTCGCCATGCGGGCCAAGCTCAATGAACAGCTTCGGCAACTGGATATCGATGCCGCGACGGCTGAGTATAATCTGAAGCACGACGCGTTGAAGCGGGAACTCAAGATTGAGTATCTAGGCGTCGAAGCGCAAGCCGATATCAACCGTCAGAAAATCGAGCTCGAGCAGGAATATCAGAACCGCATCCGCGTCATGAACGCGCAGAACGCGACGGCGACGGCGAAGGATGCCAACGCGGCCACCGACGCGGTCCGCGCCAAGTGGCAGAGCGTCTTCCAACCGATCGCCCAAGCGTGGTCGCAATCGATGCAGGGGATGCTCCAGGGAACCACTAATCTGCGCAAAGCCCTGCTGAACATCGGCAGCGCGATCGAGCAAGAAGCATTCGAGTGGATCACAACGGTACTTACGCGATTCCTGGTGGCGGAAGCGACCAAGACAAGCGCGACCGCAGCCGGCGCCGCCACGCGCAGCGGGATCGAGGAGGCGGCGTCGGTCAAGTCGATCGCCCTGAGCGCCATCACCGCGTTGAAACAGATCGTCCACCAGGCCGCGGTCGCCGCCGCCGGGGCTTATGCCGCGATCGCCCGTATCCCCTATGTCGGACCGGTGCTGGCACCTGCTGCGGCCGCGGCCGCGCTGTATGGTGTTTATGCGCTCGGCAAATCCGTCCTGAGTGCGGAGGGTGGCCTGGGCGAGGTTCCCTCAGACGGAACGCTGATCAGCGCCCATGCTCGCGAGATGGTGCTTCCGGCCAATCTCGCTGTGCCGCTGCGGCAAATGCTGCTGTCAGGCGGCGCGGCGAACAACAACGCGCCGCGCGCGGCAAACGATGGCGGTACCGCCTTCCACTATCATGATCATGCCGGCACTCGCACGCCGGACGACATCAGGGCCAATTTGGATGCCTTCGCCCGGACGATCAAGAAAGCCCACCGCGCCGGCAAGCTCGGCTTTGCGCTTCCCACGAGCTAGGGCGCTGTCCGCATCCTAGAGCGGGGTCCGTTTGGCGGCCTCGGTCGCGGCACCCTCTTTTTTCAGCCGGTTATAGTCACCGGTCGAAACGAGGAGTTTGCCGACTCTGGGACCGAATGGGTCGGCGGACTGATAATCGACAGTGAAGCCAGGATGCTTCCAGATGACATGCTTGGTCGCTATCGAAACGTTGCCGACCACCTGATGGTCGTCAATAACCTGCGTCGGCTTGCCGAACTTGGCGGTCAACTGGGCGATGATGTAAGCGGCGGCGGCATTTCCGGGTGTCGATGCCTCTATTCCGATGACCTTGTCGTCATCCTTGGCGAGATAGGCGACGATCATGTTAACCGAGCTGATCTCGGGCTTGGCCTCTTGCGGGAAATAAACGTCCACAACCCTCAACGGCACCGTGCTCAACTGGTACGGCAGGCGCGCGCAGATATTGGGTTGCTCGAGTTCATAGGCCGGCATTTCGCTGGAGCTTAAGGGCATACCTTCCATGCGTCGGCATTCCGGCAGCGTAACCGGCGCCCCCAATTGGACACCGAACACGGACGGGAGCGCTTGCGCGTTTGCCGCGCCGGCCGACAGGCAAGCCGCGGGCCACAGTAACCATCTGATCTTGCGCTTTACCCTACCGACCATAACCACCCCGCAGTGACTGTTCCGTTGTTGAAGTGCGACGCTACCATCCGGTCGGCGCATCGCAAGAGGGGCTGCGCATCGATAGATCGAAAACGGAGCAAAAAGCTTCCCACTTGGCGTGACGGAGGCGACGCCCGCGCCACTGCGTAACCACGCCGCCCGCGACCTGTCCGCGGTGCTGAGAATCGTGAACCCGAGCGCGTTTGCCACATCGCGTCACCGACGCAGCGGCGCGACGACATTGTGCCCGGCCGCTCCCAGGATCAACGCACCCATTGGATTGGAGACGAGATTGCCCACGCTCTATCTGCCGACACGTTGGCTCGTCACCTCCGATCCGTCGATCGACGACCCGGACGTGTTCCCGACCCTGATCGGGCAATCGTTCCTGGTCGCGAAGACGCCGACCTGGGCGACGAAGATCGCGACGGCATCATCCGGCCGCGAGCGCCGGCGCAAGACCTGGTCGTATCCGCGGTGGCAGTTCAAGGTGTCGTACGAGGTGTTGCGCGACCTGCCGTCCGCGCCGGACCTCGAGCGGCTGGCGGCATTCTTCCTGTTGCACGGCGGGCAATATCAGGAATTCTTCTTCTTTGATCCGGGCGACAACACCGTCGCCGCCCAGCGATTCGGGATCGGCGACGGGGTAACGACCAAGTTCCAGCTTACTCGGAGCATGGCGTTCGGCAGCGCGACCTTCACCGAGCCCGTCGGCGGCGTGCTCGGAACGCCGACGGTGTTTGCCGACACCAATCCGATCGCCAGCTTCACGGTCGGTCCGCGAGGATCGATCACGTTCGCCAGCGCGCCCGCGGCCGGAAAAGTGCTGACCTGGACCGGGCGCTTCATGTTCGTGTGCCGCTTCGACGACGACGCGCTCGAGCTCAATCAGATGATGCAGAGCCTGTGGTCGCAGGACGGGCTCTCCTTCACCACGACCAAGGGCTGACCATGAAAGCTGCATCGCCTGCGCTGATCACCTTGCTCAACAGCGGCGCGGACTTCCAGATGGTCGACCTGTGGACGATCACGCTGGTCGGCGGCGCCGTCATCAGATGGTCGGGCGGCGACGTACCGATCGTGTCGGGCGGTCACGTCTACGCACTTGGTCCGATGATCGAGCGGCAGGACATCAGCGAGAAGATCGGGCTCGACGTCACGACCGTCGACATGGCGATCACCGCGAACTCGGACGATCTGATCAACGGTGTACCGGTCATCCCGTTCATCCGGGGGCATGGATTCGATGGCGCGAATGTCAGGCTGGACCGTGCCTTCCTGACCGATTGGAGCCTGCCGGTGGTCGGCACGGTGTTGAGGTTTTCGGGGCGCGTCACGGCGATCAGCGCGATCACGGGCGACAGCGCCACGATCACGGTGTCGTCCTGGACCGTATTGCTCAACGCCAATATGCCGGCCAATCTCTATCAGGCGGCCTGCCTCCATTCGGTCTATGACGCTGGCTGCGCACTCGATCCGTCGGCCTTCGCGGTCACGGGCATTGTCGGCGCTTCCCCGGTTCCGACCCTCAGAGTGTTCGACACGAGCCTGACGCCACCGGCCAATGATTTCGCGCAAGGGCGCATCGTTTTCACGTCTGGGCCGAACACCGGCATTTCGGCGACAATCATGTCGAACGATGCGGCGGGTCTATTCCAGCTCGTCTCGCCCCTCCCCGCGCTGCCGGTCGCCGGCAACACGTTCACCGCCTATCCGGGGTGCGATCTGACACAGAGTCGCTGTTCGGTCCGGTTCAACAATCTCGGCCGGTTCAAGGCGACGCCGTACGTCCCGGTGCCGGAAACCGCGTTCGGATGACGCGCGAGGATGTCGTGCGCGAGGCACTCCGCTGGGAAGGAACGCCGTATCATCACCGGGCGCGGCTGCGCGGCGTCGGGGTCGACTGTGCGATGCTGCCGGCGGCGGTCTATGAAGCGGTGGGGCTGATCCCGCGGGTCGAGCCCGATTACTCGCCGCAATGGATGCTGCATCGCGACGAGGAGCAGTTCCTGGGCTGGGTCACCCGCTTTGCCCACGAGATCCCGCGCGACGCGGCCAGGCCTGGCGATCTCGCGATCTGGAAATACGGACGCTGCTATTCGCACGCGGCGATCGTCATCGACCTGCCCGAAGTGCTGCACGCCGTGATCCGTGGCGGCGGCGTGGTGCGCGGCAGCGCCGACCGCGATGAGGAGCTGCGCTCCCGGCCGGTCAAGTTTTTTTCCCTGTTCGAGGACCAATGATGGGCGGCAAGTCTACCTCGACCACATCGCCGAAACTCAACGGGCTGCAGGTGCAGTCCTCCACCCTGGGCCTACCCATATCCTTGGGCTGGGGTCGAGGCCGAATGAAGTGCAATTTGATGTGGTATGGCGCCTTCACCGCGATCGCGCACACCACCAAGACCGGCGGCGGCAAGGGCCTGGGCGGTGGGTCGAAGAACACGACCTATACCTACACCGCCTCCATCATGATGGGCATCTGCGAAGGCGGCGCGAGCGGCATCCAGGGCATCCGCACGATCTACAAAGACACGGCCGTCCTGACCTCGCTGTCGGCCGCCGGCCTGAGCCTGGCAACGGGCACGCCAACGCAACCGGTGTGGAGCTACCTGACTTCCAAAGTGCCGGCGCAGGCGATTCCCTATAGCGGCATCGCTTACGTCTATGCCCAGGATTATGATCTTGCCGACAGCGCTACGCTGTCGAACCACAGTTTCGAAATCGACTTCGGCGTGCAGCTGAGCGGTGTCGCGAACGGCGATGCCGATCCGAGGGACATCATCACCGATTTCCTGATCAACCCCGCTTACGGCGTACCGATGTGGGGATCGGGCTTGATCGGCGACCTGTCCGAC